CCTCACCCTTGTTGACAGTCGTGAGTGCCATCTCATCACTCTCAACGGCATATACCGCACCTGTTCGCCAATCAAGGAACTCACCTTTGAAGGTAAGCACCACCTCACTTCCGACAGGCAGGTTCTTCTTTACACTCAACGTGCCTCGTGAGTCGGAAGTAGAAGTGTCAATCGTGTAGTCGGTGTCAACAGTCCACACGTCTGCAATCGGCTCTCCGTTAACAAACCATTGTATCGTACCGAGATATTCGTTTGCAGGGCCATGACGGAATATGTTGTCCGGGTCTATAGCGCGTACATAAGGGTAGATGACAGTCGGTGTCAGCAACCTATTAGGTACATAAGAAGGCGATGCGCCTGACGTGTCTGCCGTCTGCGCCGCCGTAGAGTCTGGACTGATACACGATAACTGACAACCTGTTATCAAAGGTTCGAACTTAACCCTTGTATGAGTCCTTCTGCTTATAAATGTATTCTCATTCATAGTTTATGAAAAATAATCTACCGTTGCTTGTTGTGCCTCTATTCCGTTCACCTCATCAGATGCAGTCACAGTGAATACGGCCATCAACTGATGTATTCCGTCTATACCCAAGTCAGTGAAGGCAATCGGGAACGGATTGTTCACACTAGTGTGCTGTGCGTTCCAAACCGCATCAGAGGCCGAGTCGCCTGTGTTTCTCGTCACTGCAAGATGCGTGAACCGACTCGTCACATCTTCGCCATATCCGTTCCACACAGTGACAGTCACATATTCCGTCTCACCCGGCGCGAGTGAGCCACCTTTGGATTGGTCAACCGATGCCCTGTACCCTATCCTCTCGAATTGGTCTATCTGACCGAAGATATAGGCGTTTCCGAACACCTGTCCATAGCCATGAAAATGCTTCGTATATGGATTACCCTGTCGGTCTATGGCCTGCATCGAGAATCCTTCCAAGTGACCGACTATCTGATAATAGTTGGATGATTGGAAGTTCCAAGTGCTTACACCTGTCAGAGCGAGCGAATACTCTGTCGTGGTGTAGATGAATGACTGCCTAGCGGTGTTGCTTATGTTACCTCTGCCTGCGAAGTGCATCATAGCGAAAGGATGAATACCATTACCGCCCTGCTGGGTGCTTCTCAAGATATAGGTGAAGTTCTCATTATGACTACCGCTTACTCCTGTGATTTGGAAGTAAATGGTCTTGAATCCTGCGAATGTGAAGTTACCTTGGTGGTCATCGGATGATACCTCTGCGTTGCCGTTCCTGTCATGCCAAATACCCATACACAAATCTCCGACTGCGATTGCACCTATCTCTCCGTCATCGAGTTTGAGCTTTCCACTACCTATGCCTAGAGTCTCATTAGGTGTGACAGACTCGATGATGCCACCTCCGAAGGTGTCCCAACGGATTCCTGTATAGATAGAAACCCTGTTGTATCTCAGTTCGGGAACGTCAAGCCACTCCCACAACTTAAGACCACGCATCTCTCCAAAGCCATATCCATCTATCTTACCGCCATGCCCCAAAAGACCTTCGTTGAAGTCACCGAACTGAACACCCTCATTGGCTATTACGGTCTTTTCGTGGGTAATCTGTCCTGAGACAGTGTCATCGTGAGTCTTACTTAAGAACTCCCTGTAACTCTTCAAGGCAGAATAGACGTTGTTATCTGTTGGTGTTGTATCATCATAAAATCCGATTATCTGCACGTTCATCCCACCCTCTCCGTACATTCCACCGCCATAGACAGACCCAGTCATCGCCATTGAGTTGATTTTTGCCTCTAGAGCGTCTAATCGAGAATACTTGGCACTATCGCCCACATAGACGATGAAGTTCCTGTACGGCTTATCTAACGGGTACTCAAAGCCATAAATCCTAGACTCAAGGTCATTGGCGAACAGAGCATCATTGACCAGCTTGACCACTGTGCCTGCACCATAGAAGTGAGTCTTGGAATAAGAAGGCATCAGAGCCACTTCATAAGTCTTCTTATATTGGAGTATCTGTTTCAGATAGTTAATAGCGCTCGACTGCAAGCTGTTCTCTGCCGATGCGATAGAGCCTGTTGATTGGAACGTGGTATCGATACCTGTCATCACGAACTTATCAGCATCATCCGGGTGAGCCATCTCATCCGGCAACTCCCTTCCGTAATCCTCATTCCAAACTATAGCGAACAACGCGCCATTCTCGTTCACTTCCACGAAGGCAAGGTCAAAGGTCATACCCGACATATCGCCTTCAAGGAATACAGCCTTCAAATCTCCTATGATATACTTCTCGTCAAAGTCAGTCAGAGAAGGAACGAGTATCTCATACTGAATGGTGTCATACTCTTCGTCAGAGTTAGCGTATTTCTTCCTTACAGGAACTTCAACCAATGTCCACTCATCGATGATGAATCGAGGGTACTCATCAGGGAAGATGCATACCAACTCAACTACATTGGCATCGCTGACACTAGCATCCTGCACATAGTCACTCGTTATCTTTATTCCGTCCTGCGTGACAGGGCTGTCAAGTATAGGCAGTCTGAGGTTTCTAGATACCACACCTGTCTTGACCGCATCACTAGTATCGGTAGAGCTAAACCAGCCTGTAGGTATGTTCCCCTTTATCGGGTAATCGAAGGTAATCGTCATACCTACTGATATCTGACTCCACGTTCCCAATACCTGTATCAAGTGACTGTCATCATCAGTTGAAGGTTGTCTCTGCGGATTGATGATGACACTGCCTACGTTAGTGTCTGTGGTCAGATAAGACTCTGCAGAGCCAAACGCGAGTTCTGCGGCACCGACATACATCTCCACATAGCATACAGGAGTCCTGTTCTCCCAATAGTGCTGCTCATGTCCGTATTCCCAACCCGAGAACATCCACTCATACCACTCACCTGTGTACAGGTCAACGTATATCACTCCTTCTTCCGGTGTGATAGGATATGTGTATGAGCTGTCATAATAAGGCTCGCCATTGTAAAACCAACACTCCACCGAGTTCATCGAATAGATGTCATACGGACTGAGTGCCTCTCTCAGATATTCCTCATAATCCTGCACCTCGATATAAAGGGTGTCGTAGGCCATTGACAAGGTCTTGGCAGGTATGTTGGCAAATGACGCTGTTATAGACTGAACGCAAGTGCCTGTGGTCGGTTGCGGGTCGCTTCTCAGAAGAGCCATCGCAGGTTGTGACGGGTCTTGGCTGTTCTTGAGGTACGGCACTATCTTGGCACTCAACGTAGCGACTCGGTTGCCCGACAACTGACTGCCTCCATAGTAAGCGACATACTTCAACCTCAATGTAACGGCCAAATCCTCTATGTCACAAGGGATAGTGCCTGTGATGAATCCTGTGAAACTCTGCGCATCACTATTGAACGTGGTGAGTTTCCAATTCTTGAGATACTCGTTGTTCGTTCCATAGTGTAGGTCGGTCTGCATATTCAATCCAAACTGCTTCTTACCCGATGTATATGCGGACCAATTCCATATCGTCTCCTGTCCGGGCGTTTCCACACCCTCAAACATATCCACAGTCACAGGCTTGTTCAGTCTGATATAGTGGTTGGTGTCATCCTTCTCCGTAACTACGAACTGCAAGGTCTTTCTGTAGTGGTCAGGGATATTGACATCACTACCGAACGGATATATCCTAGTAGCGAAAGTGTCATTACTCTTGCTCTCCGACATATACTGTACATTAGAGTTCATCGTCAGCTCTATGGGTGAGTTGGCATCCTTGCACAGACCAAAGTGAACGACCTTACCCACTACCCACCACTCACAACTGAACGCATTGGCAATCTCCGTCAGTGCGGCGAGTATGCTTGTGTTCGAGTACTTGACTTCCTTCTGTTGTGCGGTCACAGTCTGGTCATATACCACAGACCAAGTGTTATCCTCTACAGCCTGTATGTTGGACAAGAGCATCTGCCTGTGTATCTCTATCGTATCGGTTATGCCGAACGATGCCTCACTAGCACCGCTAGAAGGCCTGTATTTGACGACTTTGTTACCCCACCTGTAATAATATGCCTCAAAGGTCACGTCATAGTCATACGCGCCATTTCTCGCATTCCTAGTAGGGCTGTAAGGTCTGTTCAGCACAAACTTCATTGTCGTACCTCCTTCAGCAATCTGAATATAATCGCCAATCTGCAGATAGACAACGCTGGCCCGGCTGAACTTGAGTCTCACCTCGTCAGTGTCCATTAGCTTGAATATCCTCGTGCAGTCCTTGCCTACGATGAACTCAAGCACTTCCGAATTTCCTCTGTATATCTTCATAATACGACTACAGTTGATTCTTTCATCAGTTCGTATTCGCAGTCATCAGTCAGCTTCACTATCTTCACCACAGAATAACCTCGCGCCTCTATCTTCACCTTCGCGCCATGCATGAGGTAAATCTTATACACCTCCTTGTTGCCTTCCAATACAGCCTTGTTCTCACTCCTGCCTATAAGGGCAAACTCATAACCTCTAGTGAAGTCCACGTCATTATCATCGACATAAACACCATAGGCCTTGAGGTCATCCTTGTACTTGCGGAACATCTCATAGTCCGGGAATCGTCTCAATGATGCATACTCTGCACCCCTAGAGGTGAAGAACAGATGACACAACTCACTGAGGTTTCTGACACGGTCAACGTCATTACAAGCACCATTCTGCTTGAGTATCTTCTTTATGTTCGATATTCCTGTCATAGTCTTACGAATTAGGTACTGCTCTGTCTGTCGGGTCTGGCTCGGTCAGTCTCAGTATGAACTTGCCGAATCCACGTCTGAATTGAGTGAACTGCTGACAACTGACATACCAACACTTGTACTGCACAGTAGGCTGATACTTGGTCTTTATCGTCAACAGGCCTTTCTTGAGTTCGGTACAGAAACTATCGTACCTTTTGAAGAAGGTAGTCTCATCATTCGCGCTGATACAGATAACCAACTGCAGGTCTCTCGAATCCACGCATATACTACCACTCTGCCTGTCATCTATGATAGTCTCTCCGTTACTTAAGGCACTTGCCTCACGAATGTACTCCTTTGCAGGTGGCGGTGTCATAAGGGCACTCAAACCACTTGTGTCCATATATGCGTGCCACGTTGAGTACGCATCATATCCGTTTATGTAAAGTTCCCCTGTCATATATTCTCTGTGTTTTTAGCTATCTTCTCTACATTCTCACCCCAACCGCTCATCTTCTTGGTGTACTTCTCGATATTCACAAGTGATGCGACTCCCAACGCGGTCTGAGTAAGTATATCACCCAATACCCCGTTGTTCTCGGTCACTACCGACTGAAGTGTCTGAAGGATGTCCAAAGAAGACTTCATACTCTCGGCTATCGCTTGGTTACTCATCTGAAACGCGGTGAACCTGCCTTCGAGTGCGCTTCCGGTCTCTTCGGACATAGTGGCCAATGACCTCTGCGAACCGCCCGTGATACCTTCAGTCCGGCCACTCATCAATCTATCTGCCCAAGCAAACTCTGAGTCTATCTCCTTCTGCAGGGTGTCAGCCATTTGCAGGAGTTTATTCTGTTCATCGTAATCAAGTACTCCGTCAAACATATACTGCGCTAGTTTCCTGCGTATCTCTGCCATAATACCCGAAGACTCCGTAGCGGCCTTTATAGCCTCCTTCACAGTGTCTTTCATCAACTTAACCACAGTGTCCTTGGCACTCGTTGCCTTGTCCTCACCGCTTTCCCACGCGCTTGCATAGGCATCAGCGAATGAGGTTATGGCCGATGTGATGTCACTACCGATAATGGCATCTATGGCCTTCTCCTTTGTGGCATCTATCTGACGGTCAAGTGAACGCAACTGCTCTTCGTAAGACTCAACAGCAGATTGGTCAACGTTCTTCTTGTCCAACTCTTCCTCCAACTGCCTCTGTACGAGGTCTCTCTGCTGTTCGAGATTCTCAGCCTCCTGCAAATAAAGCTGACTCTGCTTCTGACCGAAAGCCTTACCTATTGCATCATTCAAGTCATCATAGGCAAGTTTCAGAGCTACTATCTGTCGCCTGTATGACTCTATCGCGCCAGCTTGTGCGGAATCCACATTCTCGGCCAATATCTTTGCTAGCTCAGTGCCACCGCCTAATACGGCACCGATGATAGCACCATAACCGCCACCGACTGCGGCTCCCGTCTGTGCGCCTGCAATAGCACCCGAGAAGACGTCTGCCACATCTTGCATAGTGGTAGCGAAGTCCTGTATATCCTTATCTCCGCTCAGCCTGCCTATGGCCTCGAAAGCGTTATTAAGCTGTTCGGCAACCTTCGTCAGTTTGTTGGTCGCATTCGATAGTTTCTGAACCGCCTGCAGTGCGAGGTTAGTGTCACCACCTGCAGCAAAGAGTTCATCCAATGCTTCAGTAGCGGCCTCGATAGGTGCTTGTACCGCCTCGACCTGTGTCATTATCTTGTCGATAGCATCTGACAAGTCCTTCATCTCATCCGGGCTGTTCTTTATCTGATTGAAGATGTCATCTGTGATACCGAACAATTTCCCCTGCTTTTCATCCCACTCGCCCTTATTGATGAACTCCATGAGTTTACGGCCTTCGGATGCGAGTCTCTTCAGTTCCTTGACGGACTTGGTTCGCATATCGCTGAAGAGTTTCGACATAAGTGAGGATGAATCCAATACCTTTCTGTCGAGGTTCGCAAGGGCATCTGTCATTTCCTTACCGAGTGACAACTTCTCACCTTCAGTTCCGGCATTGTCGATAAGTTTCTGATACTTCCTTCTTATCGCGTTTCGCTTCTCTTCTACGGTGCCCCACTTGATGAGGTAGTCATCCATTGCGTCTTCCTCCATTTCCTTTGCCTCTTCCTTGAGTTTGAGGAACTTCTGCCAAGCGACATCAAAGGCTTGAGCAAAAGCGCGGGCCTGCTCGGTGGTCAGTTCGCCTCCGTTCATCAGTTCCATTTCCTCCCTCTGCTTGTTCAACGCATCGACCTCCTTCTCATACGCGAGTTCCGCATATCTGATACGCTTATCATAACTCTCCTTCCTCATATTGTTCTCGTCTTCGAGTATCTGACGTTTGAACTCTATGAGTTTCTGTGCCTCTTGCATTTCCTGCTTCACGAAGGAACTAGACGTTCTAGCGAGACCAGCCAAATCCTTCTGCCTCTGTGCGTCTAGTTTGATGACCATAGTCTCAAGGTCTGCTATGTTGTCAAGTACCTCTTGTTTGTTAGTGGATAATGCGGCACTCTCCCTTGCTATGGCGAGCTCTTCCTGTGCTAATTTTATCTGCATCGCATACTTCTGCGCGATGAGTTCCTGCGTCTGCCTTACGGCTTCCCTCTTCTCTGCTATAGAAGAGTCAGTAGAGTACATCTTCTCTCTGTTCTCCGCTATCTTCTCGTCAATGACCGCTATCTTCTTCTCGACATTATGACGCTCTATGTCATTCTTCCTCTGTCTGACTGAGAGTTCCGAGGTCTTCTGTGCGGCCTCATTGAGATGCGTTACAGTCTTGGATATCTTACCTGCGGTGTCCTCTACACCCGTCTGCATATCGAGGAACGCATTACCCATAGCCTGCGCGTCTGCCTTAACCTCATCCCAATTACCCTTCAAGACGTTCTTTATCATAGAACCGAAGTTCGACCAAAAGTTCTTGGTTGCGTTCAGTCTATTTATGAGGTTCTCCTTGATTGCATTCCATAGGTCAGTAACCGCTTGCTTCGGGTCTTTGAACGCATCTAACATTTTCTTGCCCATCTGTATCGCGCCTTCCTTCACCTGCACGAATACACCCTTTACATAACCCGATGCCTTCGCTAGTTTCATCTGACCCTCTGCAGAGCCGTTAAGATACGTCATCAAGGCACCGAAGGCAGCACCGACCGCACCGATAACCGCACCGATAGGAGTGGACAAGAATACCATTGCAGCCTTGGTCATTTGCTTGAATCCCGTTACCGCCCTTTTCAGTGACGCGGGCAGAAGGTTTATCACACCCTTATACTTGTTGAAACCCTTATCGACTTCCTTCACATCGTCTGACATAGACTCTAGGAAGTTCTGACTCTTGTCTAACTCATCGTTGGCCTTCTCTTGTGTACCCCTTACCTCATCCAACGCTTGGATATACAACTTAGTCTCCTTAGTCAAATCATTGGTGGCCTTCATCTGCTCGTTGATGTCCTTCGTGATAATGTCGAAGAGTTCATAGTCTCCGGTGTTGAAAGCCTCTTCAGCCTGCTTCCTCCAAGTACTCATCTTCTCCACGCTTTCCACGATGGCCTTCTCCATCTGACCGATGACGGTCTCCAACGTCTGAACCTTCGACTCCATTGTGGATGTGTCGAACCCATCCCTTGTCAGTTTCTCTATTACCTTTGCGGTCTGACTGACACTCTGACGGACTTCATCCAATTTGTGTTGAAGGTTCTCGTCTCCTATAGTGAAATCGAACTTTAGGCCTGCCATAACTTACTTATTTTCTGTACTTTACATCCTCTTATATATAGAGAGGGCTAATAATTCTGTAACTCACTCATTCCCAATTGCTTGCCAAAATCATATTCATATTGCTCAAATCGTCTGCCGATATACAATCTGAATCGGATTTGGGGTGAATGGTTTTTATCTCTTCGTCTGTGAGATATACTTCCTTTACTGCGTCAGCAAGGAGCATAGAAAGATTGGTATAGGATATTCCCCATACCACATAATCCATAGTCCATCCGTATCTCTCGCACGCGGTGTCTATGAGAGTACCATAGATTGATTTGCCACCGAAGGATATTGTGTTCTTCCTGCCTTTCAGTCTGATTATCCTTTGCTGTTCCTTGAGGTCTTCATCCAAGCCGAGGTGTTTCTTGAATCTGTCCACATCGTCTAGGATGACCGCAAACAACAGAACGGATATATCCTCATCGGATAATACCCCGAACTCCTTTATCCTCTTCTCTATGAGGGGTTCGTTGTAATGTTCTGTCTTTGTGCTGAAGGTGTAGTGTACTATGAGTCGGAGTATCTCGTCCCTGCGCTCTTTTAAAAGCCTTGACACGTCTTCGTTGACGTTATCGGTGAACTTGTAGTTGAGGGCCTCGATTATTCGGGAAGTAATCATCTTGACACCGAGACACGCAGGATAGAGATAGTACCTCTTTGCTCCTACTTTGAATCCTATCGGCTTCTCAAGTACGGCATCCGTGATATCCATATCGATATACTTCTCACTCATAGTCAAAGATCTTTATTGGTTGCGGAGGACAGATTCGGACTGCCGACCTTTGGGATATGAACCCAACGAGCTACCACTGCTCCACTCCGCGATGTCGCTCGTTTGTCCTACCTACGAGCAAAGGGCGTCTTTCCGCTTGTCTAATATTAGTTACCTGCCTCCTGTATGACAGTGATGTAACCAACGTTGGTGCCTTTGGTGACAGTGATGATTGCGCTTCTCTCTGCACCTGCGTTGGCAGATACCTTAACCTTGATTCCGTAGCCGGAAACAGTTGTAGTACACCATGTCTCACTTGAAACTGCGCTAGCACCTGTCTCGGTTGCGATAACGTCAATACCGCTTGCGTCTGCCTCTTCTGAGAACAGCAATACATTAGGTGTGAGGCCGATTGTGCCTACAGGAGTGAAGGATGCAGTCAGTTCAGAGCCGGAGCCACTGATTGTAACAACACCCCACTGTATCTGACCCTTGCCAGCCTCCTTGTTCTTGAGTGCGTCAAAGACATACTCCCAAGCACCTCCATCATCAGCGTTGAACTGGTCAGCGACAGATGCGGTGGCGCGAGATATGAACATACCGGGTGCGGTCGGGTCTTCGGGCTGAACATAAACCTCATACTCGTCTGCGATGAGGCCATCGTCATCGAATATAGGCTTGATTCTGTTCTTGAGTGTCCTTATCCTTGTGGTAAAAGCATAGGTGTTACGGTTGTAACGTACATCCTCGTTCTCGCCGCCCTCTACCTTGGCTTCCACCTTATCGCCCTTGGTGGTATCAAGTGTAGTAGAACTCTGCACAGGAGTCGGAAACTCAAGAAACGGGTTAGGATTGGTAGCGAGGTCGCTGCACTTCCTAACGATTATCCTTGGTTTACCCCAATTTAACTTCATAATATTATTCGTTTATAGTTTTGTACAACAATTTGTTATTTATAAAATGCTCGTGCTTTCCGTCAACAGGAAATACCCTCTGCGTGTCAAGCCAAAAGTCGTAGTCAGTACCGCAATGGTGTTCAAAGACCTCATAGCACAGGTCACAAAGCGTTCTCAATCGGGCTGTATTTTCCTCATATTGTCCGTCCCTTAACACGTCCTTGACATACACGTTCACATTGATGAACGACTCCTGTACCTGTCCGTATTGATTGGCTAGTATGGAAATGACAACATCTTCGTTCTCTGAATCGAGAGGCCGGAGAGTCTTGCGTAGCACACCATTGACCTTCTTTGTCTGGTCAGTCATCAACGCGCTCGTTGAAACGTATGCGTACAGGTCATCCTTTATCTTCTCGTCATTCTTCATACTTGAATGTTGTTTATTCTGTTACTTGCCTTCTTGACGGCCATATCCAAATACCTCTGAATCTCACCTCTCGCCCACAACTCCGTAGATGCCAAGACATCCTTGTTGTCTCTTGCCTCTACAAACGATGCGTAATCCATTGCGGCTACAACTGCCAATGCATAAGTCTCGGCATATAGTGAGGCCAGCTCGTCTAGCATCGTCTGTGCGGCGGTCATTCCTTCCGTTGTGCCATGAAAAGCGGATTGTATAGCCGTCCTTCCCTGTTCATAGACTGAATAACCAATGGAACTTCTGAGGTTTGTGGTGTGGTCAATCCAACTAACCGATTGGTCTCTATCTCTGACTCTAGAGACGCATTGCTCTCCGAGGTATGAAAGGGTATTCATGATTTCCTCTTTGAGTATCTCCGCACATTGTGCGAAAAATGAATCAATGCGTGAACTAACGTCAGACATATAGTTTACATTGTAACTGCCTACGGTCAACACCCTTGACGATGTACTCCTTCGTGCTTGCGTCTCTGAATGTAATCCTCACCTTGTCACCAATAGCATAACTCTGACATTTGGGACTGAGATAGATAGTGTAGCTAAAGTAGATTGCAGTTCCGTCATCAATCCGAATCTGCTCGGATGGGCCGTTGTTCAATACCGCATCACACTTCTCTTTCTCACTCCAAGTAGGGCTTTCTCCCGGCGTGTAATCTCCGTTGGTTTCAATCGTTCCCTGCGGAACGTCAGCCTTCTCGATAAACTCCGTCTTAAACCTAAGTACTGCCATCAGCTTATTATGGTTACTTTCGGTGCGCCCATAGTCACTACAGGCTCGTCTATCTCGCCGTAGAGGTTATTGGCCCAATCGAGGATTCGCTTTTTATCCGCATCGGTGTACGCACCTACGGACTTGTCAGCCTCAGATACGTTAATGGCTTGAAGAAGCGATATAAGACAATCCGCCAAGCACCCTTTATAGGCGGGTGACTCCGAAACGGCTTTGGTAAACTCGGCAGTTCCGGTCAGTTCTCTCTTGATAAGCTTGTTCTCAATGAGTCCTTCGCTTATCGGATAATAGATTTCGTCTATCAGCGATTGGAGGATTGTCTTCATCGTTCTTAGGTGTTAGCGGCCTGATTAACGGTTACAGTCGCAGTTTTCTCACCGATGGTCAGAGTGACTGTGCCCTGACGAGCGGGTGCGTCGACCTCGGAGTTGGCAGTTACCTTCACTGTGATTGTCTTACCACTGATGGTAGGTATAATCCAATCGTCATTACCTGCGCTTACGGTAGCGGCGGCGAGGTCGGTTGCACTAGCATTGGTGTCAACGGCAACGGTCTTGCCAGTACCGTCAGCGGCCTTTGTGAAGTTCAGAGTATCTGGAGTTACCTCGGGATAGTACACAAGAGCCTTCTTCAAGCGAGCCTCATCCTTGTCGGAGAGTTCGTTGATGGTCTTGATGTAAGCGGCATCGGTTGAGCCGAGAGGTATGATACCCATAGCACCCATAGCGGCTGTTACCTCACTCTTCTTATAGACATGGCCCCAGATAGTGATTGTTGAATCACCCTCCTGCTCGTCATCATCTACAGGCTGTGCGTCTGTGATGTCGAGTGAGTATATCTGGTCGATGTTCTCAAGAACAGGAAGTACAAGTGCCTGACCTGCGGTGAACTCCTGCAACGGGTCTGTCTTTGAATACTTGCTTATCAGCTTGTATCTGTCAACAGTGGTATAAACTACACCATTAACAGGATTGGTAGCCTCTGCAAGTGTACCCCATACAAGAGCGCCAACCTCGTTGTCATCAACAAGGAATGTCAGCTTGTTAGCATTGAAGGGCTTGATAGACTTACGAGTGCCGTTCATCTCAACGATAACCGAACGGTCAATCTTGAGGAACTTAACTCCATTGTTGTCATCAGAGAAGGCCTCGTCAAATGCCTTGGCAGGAGGAACAGGAAGAGTAGTTTCTGCAGAGTAGGTCTGACCCATATAGCTAGCAACCAGCTCCCTTGCACCGCGTGATGCTCTCAGCTTATTGTAAGTTGACTGAGCAATAGCGATAGTGGAGATAGCGTTGCCGTCAGCATCGGCCTTAGCAAGTACTCTCTTGATATCATCCAATGTCAGTTCGCCTACGGTTGCTACACCGAAGCAGTTATCGGGAAGGAACTCGAAGGAAACGCGGAGTGCGAGACCTGCATTGTCCTCATCCTGTACGAGAACATATCCGTCTGACAGGGCAGTGAGGAAGTTAAGCTCATTCTTCTCATCGATACCTACGGAGCAAGCATATGCATCGTTGGTCAGCTTGGAGGCTATCAGGGCGAAGTTGGCACCACGAGCCTTCATGATGTTGATGGCATTGATGTCAGTCTCCTTCATAGTCTTCTTCATACCTACCTTGGGAAGCTTGCCGTTGCTGTGAGCAACAACGTCACGTTTCTTTACGGGCAGGGGTGAATCCATGCTGACGATGTCGGCAGCTACATAGGTGGAGTTGATTGATGCGCTCTCCCACTTCTGGTCTGCGCTGTACTCAGTACGCAACATAGTCTTATGCAGATAGCTCAGTGGCTTGTTGCGCTTACCATTAATCTTCTCAATCAGAGACTGGAGTTTCGGGAAAAACTTAGCCACAAATTCGATAAACAATGATTCGTTCATAACGCTCTAAATTTTAATCGTGCATAAATACAAGCTGCGGCAGGGCACTCTTGAGAGCATCCTTAATGCTAGCAATAGAATAAGGAGAAGCAACATCGTTGACCTCACCTGCATACATAATGGCTGCGAAAGGCTCGGCAGTCAAAATAGAACGGACAAGCACACCTGCATAAACGCAGTTATCAGGCAGCGAGCCGTAAGCATCACCACTCAGAGGCATGGGCTTGTACTCATCGAGTACGGTGTCATAGATGATGACGTGGCCTGCCTTGAGGACAGAAGCGGTGTAACCCTCCATGTTGAGAGTCTTACCGCCAACGATACCGGCTATGTAATTGCGGATAACAACATCATCCATACCATAGTCGATAAGCTCTTCGGGACTTTTCAAATCTGGAATAGTCATTTTTTTTTGTTTTTAGATTAGAAATTGTTGGCAATCTCGTCAAGTTCGGCATCGCTGGCTTCCTCAACCTTCGGAGTTTTCTTCACGGTTGCAGGTGGTTCGCCTAACGCCTCCAAACCCTTGTTCGCACGTTCCTGATTCTCTTCCCTGAGATCTTGTTCAACATCTGCATAGAACTCATCGAACTCGTAATCATCCTTAAATGACATTCTGTCGAAATTCTTGAGTACGGTCTTGCCAAAGATGCCAGTATCTTTAAGGAGTTTGTTCAACTTCTCACGTCTGTTCGTAGTTGTCTTCTCTACCTTCAAGGCTGTTACCTCGTTGGTAAGTGTCTCAAAATTCTTCATAAGTGACTTGGCCCACTCCGGGGTATCGTCTCCGTCATCCTTTTTAGGGGTTGACTTACGCTTACCCTTTGTTTTGTCATCGTCATCATCATTGTCATCGGAATCATCCGAATCGTCATCAGAAGAGTGCTGGTCTTTATATGCCTTGACCATGCGTCCGTAAGCGGACTGACTCAATTTCAGAAGAGGCAAATACTTGTCAACAGCCTCAGTTGCGGCAGTTGCGATTTCCTCATCAGAAGCATTTTCATCAAGGTCGAGATTGTCGGCAATGGTAGCGGCGGCACTCTCCAATTCCTTCTTGCTGAAACCGAAGGACTTGGCCTTGGCTTTCAGTTCTGCAAATACTTTGTTTTTAAGACTCATACCTTTGATTCTTATTGGTTGAAATTAGATAAGGCAAAGATATGTCTTTTATTTGATAAACAAATAATTTTATGCAAAAATTTTTGTATATGTGTGAAAATAGGCGCGTATCACTACGCACCTACCTCCCAAAATTATATGTCAACTAACAATAATGCTACAAGAAGTAGCTCATAACTCGAACTTCCTTTCCGTTCCTGTTGCGAACACTGATACGTTCTCTCCTGCAAGGATAGCCTATCATCTTCGATATGTCCGCAATCCTTGCGCTAAGCCTCAGACAGCCAAACTTCTCAATGGCCTCCAACTGAGTGATTCTGTTACCTTGTCTCATATACTCTAGGATTTGCTTCGCCTGCGATGCACTCTCCTGTGGATTTGGATTATTATTCATTCTATTCTATGTGAATGTTTCTTTCGTTGCCTTATTAGCCTTTTATACACATGCTTAGGTGTAATGTTACGACACGCTAAACGTTTTACCATTTGAGGTTTCGCAATAATATCTACCTATCAAACCATTTCTGTTATAAAAATCATTTGCTACTATAATAGCGTGTTGGTCTGACATTGCTTTTAATTCAAATTCTACTTGCTTTATTCCTCCTGATATTTTGAACATCACGAAAGAAACACTACCGCTAACAGCACCTTGGCAAGATGCGGGTTTTTGTACTTCGTTTGACATTTTGTTGTTTATTTAAAATTAGTAATTCTAATAGGATTTAGTGATGGGAGTTCCGCACCTCGATAAGCTGCGGAACGTTATTTATCATCCCCAACTTCTTCAAAGAGAAGAAAGGGATATCTGATTTTGCCACTTTTGTGTAATTTTCATTACTCACTTTTCTTCCATAGTCGTTAACACAGAACGTGCTAACCTCTATGGAATCATCAGAGAGTATTGCTACTCTGATGTCAGTGTCGTAATAGTTGTTCCCTTTCGAGGAATCAACCAACGACAATAACTGACGTGACAACTTGTCACCACAGTTTTTTAAATTTATTACTTTTTCCACTTCCACTACCTTTTCTGTTGTTTCCATTTCTTTTTTGTTTTACATTGCAGCGTCATTGCTAACAACACTGCAAATATACGAAGATGTTTTTTATTGTGCAAATATTTTATCGCTTTTTTTTCGATAAAATATATGTTTAGATTTATTCTAAATATACAATTATTTTCATTTAATTTCTAACTCATTGATTATCAATACTAAAAAAGAAAAGAAAAATATCCGTGCTGCATTTGGTCAGCCTCAGCGCCTCAGTGCGGCCTATCACGATGGTATAGGTAATTGCTTAGTGTAATTATCTACTTCAATTTCCATATCATTAATAATCATTATAGCATCAAATCCGTTTGCTTTTTTATCCGCCTTGATTTGTATTAGTTGGTCGAGTAGTGTCAAAATAGTTGTAATTGTCTTAAAAATGGGTCTAATCTTTCTTCTGCTATCTTTACGTAATCCTCGCTCATCTCGCTACCTATAAATCTTCTACCTGCTCTTATTGCAGCTTCTGCCGTAGTTCCTGTTCCCATAAATGGGTCGTAGATGATACCGTCTTTCGGGCATCCTGCAAGTATTGGCTTAACTAAAAGACTGTCATTGTAACTTGCGTAATGTTTTGCCGAACTTGGCTTCGTAGGAATATCCCAGAAGTCGGAAACAGAACCAGGATTTTTGCCTTTTGGGTTTTGCTTTTCTTCTGCTGTTTTAAGTGATAATCCTGCCGTTGTGCGAGTAAGTCCACTGTCGGTCATATTTCCTTTAATGTTTCTATGTTGTCTTGCTCTCGGACTACCAAACATTTCGGATTGCTCTTTTGGTATTTTTGTCGTAACATATCCATTGTTTGGGTGGTCTGAAAAACGCTCTCTTTCATTACCATAAATCTGTCTATCTCTTATCGCATCCAAATCAAAATAATACTTCTTAGATTTCACCATAAAGAAAAAGTACTCATGTTTCTTGCTGAATCTGTCTGTAACGCTTTCAGGCATTCCGTTTCTTTTTGCCCATATAATATCATTGCGAACTATCCACTGTTTGTGTTTTGGTCTAAAGTATTTCCTCAAATGTTGAGGTATTTCACTTAATTCAAATTCCATTGTTG